TCAGAATTATTAAAAAAATATGGAGCATCGAAAGATGTGAGGCACGATAGTGCCGAACCTATCTGAGATGCTCCATGTGCGAAGCACAGGGTTCGGTCCTATAGTCCCTTAGTCCTGATAGAAAATAGCGCGTAAGCGCATCGATACGAAAGCAAACCAAAATGGTCTAATGTAAATTAGACACACTTCTCCCAATTTAACCTTTGAACACTTTGTTCGTATCTTGATAGATCTTGTTTTGCCCTAGTGCTTATCAGGTCCTTTGTCCCTGTCCCGTAAGGGACTTTCTTTCTGTCCCGTAAGGGACTTACTAGCCTTTCGGACCTTTCGTTAAGAACCTTTCGAATCTTTCGTGGAGGGATTTTTTGATATTCCCTTCGGGAATACTGATGAAACCTGCGTTGAGATCCAAGATCTCAACTTGCTTTCATCAGTCAAAACTCTTTTTCTTTTTCATTTCCTAGGGACTCCAGAAGAATTTTTCTTTTCAAATCAAAGTTCCCTAAGAACCTTTCTTCTATCTCTTCACGATACAAAAGTTCGTGAACAGAAATGACTAGACACACTTCTCCCTTACCCGCGATTTTTTGAGTTTCGCGCAACTAAATCGCCAATGGTTGGGGGGGCTTGGAGGCGTCCAGAAACCGACAAAGAGAGCTTCCGGAACCCGAATAGGAAAGAACTCCTACCCTTGTTCCTTGTGCCTTATCGGAGTCCCCTGACGGATAACTCCTTACGGCGCCGTTCACCCTAACCCACGGGCCAACAGTATTCCGGACGAGCCCGGCAGCCGTCGACGGTTCTAGCCACCGGTGCCAGTCGTGGTTTACCGTGAGCTTGCGCCCTTGTCCCAACCTGTTAAAACTACGCACTTCCATCATGTCCATTGTATCATGTTGTCCGTGCGTATGCAAATTTCTAAGTTCCATTGTATTCGGTTCTATTCTACCACAAGTCAAATCCAATTTCAACCTCTAAGTACTGCTTTTTTTAAAATTCATTGTACCATGCTTGTGATCTTCTCTTATAGTATCGCAGGGAACAAAAAAAGTGTCCACCATTTTTGCATCTCCATGTGTTATAATTTTTATTATGAGTAAATACGAATTTTCCGAAGAAGAAATTGCTTGGTACATGAGATTTGCCAGAAGGTTTGCATATCGCTATGCCGCCATGTTCGGCTTTTCATTTTCATCTATTGTGGATGATCTTGTACAAGAAGCCATGCTGGGGATGCTTGATGCCGCTAAGAAGTACGATCCGGCTAGACGCAATACATTTAGAAGCTATGTTACGATAAAAATGTGTGGCAGGATCATAAGTTATGTCAGAAAAGAGTTTCATCATGTTGTTGAGATAGATTCGTTAGACGAGATTGTCGAGGCTGGGATACTAGATATCTATGACGAGATTAAATCCGAGGAAAACAACGAACACGAAGAAATAAGATTAAATAGGAAATTAGATAATTTTAAGATAATTGATTCGGTAATGCCGATGCTTAGTGAAGAAGAAAAGTCAATAGTTAAGATGATTTATGTAAAAGGAATGTCATATAGATTAGTTGGGAAAGCCCTGGGAAGGTCTAAAAGTTCGGTATGGAAAAGGCATCAGGGAATTATTGAGAAAGTAAGAATTGTAGTTAAAGATATTGAGAATAGTGTTAAAAAGTAATATTTAAGGACATTTTGTTAAGAGTATGCGATACTATAATAGTAAACTATGGAAGTTTCTAACGATATATCTTCTTTGCTTGAAGTGGTTGAAAAGGGACTCGTGTCTGCAAAAGGCCCTGAAATCAAATTCAAGAAATTTGTTGAAGAGGCTTGGCACGTCACGGATCCTACGACTAAATTCTCTTCCAATTGGCATATCGATATCATATGCGATCATCTAGAGGCGGCTTACAATCGTGACATAAAACGTCTTGTCATATGCATTCCTCCGAGATTCGGAAAGTCAAGATTGTGTTCGGTATTTTTTCCGGCTTGGGCCTGGACTAAAGATCCTTCCGAGAAATTCTTGTTTTCCTCTTATTCGTCGACGCTTTCGACGGATCACAGCGTATCTTGCCGTAATGTTGTTCTTTCAAATTGGTATCAGAGGAATTGGGGCCATACGTTTAAGTTATCCGGTGACCTAAACCTTAAGACATATTTTGTAAATGATAGGACAGGATATAGGATAGCTACTTCAGTTGGTGGTGCCGGTACCGGCCTCGGTGGGACGATGATAGTCTGCGATGATCCACACAATGTCAAAGAGGCCCCTTCGAAAGCCAAACGGCAAGCCGTTATACGATGGTGGACGACTTCCATGAGTACTCGTTTAAACGATCCAAAAACCGGAGTCATGATACTTGTTCAGCAAAGAGTCCACGAGGAAGATCTGGCAGGTTACTTGATGAAGCAAGGAGGGTGGGAAGTTCTGGAGCTTCCAATGGAATATGAGCCTCGTAGATCGAAGACTACATCAATAGGGTTCAAAGATCCGAGAACATTTGCCGGGGAGCTCCTGTGGCCTTCCATGTACGATAAGAAAGACGTTGAGCATATAAAGAAGGTGGTCGGTACATATGCCTGGGCTTCTCAGTACCAGCAGAATCCGGTACCGCCCGAGGGAGGTATCGTTAAAAAGGAATGGTGGCGTTATTTCGATTGGAATGAGCTTCCCAAAGATTCTTCCGGGAATTTGAAATTCGATGTTGTAATTCATTCATGGGATTTTTCATTTAAGTCAACTAGTGCTTCGTCTTATGTAGTCGGCCAGGTATGGGCCGCAAAAGACGCCAATCGTTATTTGCTTCATCAGATACGTAAGCGGCTTGACTTCCCCGAGTCGGTAAGGGCACTTGAGATGATGTATGCAAAATGGCCTTGTAACTATATCTTAGTTGAAGAAAAGGCTAATGGTCCTGCAGTTATTTCATATTTGAAGAGCAGGATCCCTTGTATTATTCCGTTTGATCCCGGTCATGACGATAAGGTTTCAAGATTAAATGCCATAGTCCCATTCATCGAGGCAGGTAATGTTTTACTTCCACGTAATGCGGCTTGGGTAGATGATTATATTGAGGAATTCGCTAATGCAACGCCGGAAGGCGGCGGGGCTTACTGGGACCAGATAGATTCAACTACACAAGCGCTACTACGGTTACAGCGAGGAACTAGGAAGTTATGTTGGGGACGTGACAGGAAGAGCAATAAGAAAAGCATTTTACCTAGAATATCTTTTGGTAGGAATATTGTTTCAATATCTGGGAGATCCGAAGATGAAGAAAGGTAGTAAGCATTCTGAAGAAGCTAAGTTGAAGATATCTCAATCCATGCAACAGAAATGGAATTCTAAAAATCCAAATAAATCTAATGCTGTTAGTGTCGAAAAGAGACTTGACGAGAATAAGCTGAAGGTACTTGCATCTATAGTATCTCGTGCATCTTTGGCACAATATCTCGGCAAGCAATTTGGCGGTGCCAGGGATTTGTACAAAGTTCTTGGGTACAAATCCGTTATTTCATTTAATGATTATTTGGCAAAATATACAAGAGGTGGTATTGCAAAGCGCATTGTAGATGCTCCGTCGAGTGCAACTTGGAGAAGGCCTCCTATTGTATATGAAAATAATTCAAAAAATCCCGATACTCCTTTTGAGAAAGATTGGGTTGCATTGAATAAAAGACTTAGGGTATTACATTATTTTGAACGAGTTGATCGTATTTCTGGAATAGGAAGATACGGTATTCTTATGATTGGAATAGGTGGGAGCCGGGGGAGAGATCTTTCCAAGAAGCTTGAAGGGAAGCTTGATGATCCAAATCAAATAACGCATCTATCCGTATTTTCTGAAGGAAGCGTAAGGATTAAAGAATTGGTAGATGATCGTAGCGATCCTGATTTCGGCAAACCTTTGCTATATGAGATTACATTGTCTCCCGAGTCATACGCTTCGGTGGATTATATGAATGTTACTGTACATGCCAGTCGGGTTATTCATGTTGCAGAAGATCTTATGGAGGATGAAGTATACGGAACGCCTAGATTGCAAGCCGTATTTAATCTGCTGGATGATCTAGATAAGACTGTCCCGGGTTCGGCTGAAATGTTTTGGCAAGGAGCTTACCGAGGGCTTCATGTTGATGTTAATCCAGAATTTCAGTTAGGTGAATTGGACAATGATAGCCTTGCCGAATTGGATGAAGAGATTGAAGAATATATTCATGGGATTCGAAGGGTAATAAGAACTCAAGGTGTTGATGTTAAGCCGATTCGTTCTCAAATAGCCGATCCTTCCGGAGTATTTGATGCTATCATTACTTTAATCTCCGGTACTACCAAGATTCCAAAAAGAATTTTGTTTGGATCGGAGCGTGGTGAGCTTGCTTCGGAACAGGATGAAGTTAACTGGAATTCCAGGATCAAAGAACGGCAGGAACAATTTGCCGAGCCGGTTATTTTGCGACCTTTTGTTAATAAGATGATCGATCTTGGAGTGATTTCTCCTCCTGATGGAGTATATGATGTCCATTGGCCGTCTTTGTTTGAGATGGATGAAGCTAGACAGGCTCAGGCCGTGTGGACTTGGGCTCGTGCTGCCGAGAAACTTGCCGATGCGGTTTCGGTAGGAATTATTACTAAGGAACAAGCCTTTGAGATTCTAAACGTTCCCGGTCTTATGGGATTCTCAACTATAAAAGAAGTTGATTCTAAGATTGATAGTGGTGACAATGAGAATGAAGAGGAGGAAGACTAATACTATATAGAGGTGAACGAAATTGCTAAACTTTTCGATATAAATTCAGAGGGATTATGACTGATATACGTTTATTTTCTTCCTTGACTAATGAAGCTGTTAAACGCGAAGAGAGAGAACTTAATGGGAAAATATTTTATGTATTTCCAGTAGTTGCAATTCGTGAAGGTGTGTTGAATGGATTATATATTCCGAAGGAAGTATTATCGGTATCCGCTCCTGGTTGGAATTTTTCTCCGGTTACAATAGGACATCCTAAGATTGGTAGTACATATGTTAGTGCGAGGGTACCTGAGATTATTTCAACACTTACTGTAGGATATTTTTTTAATGTTGAATTCGATAGAGATGCTAATTCTTTAATTGGAGAGGTTTGGATAGATTCTAGCAATGTTTCCGGTTTGAGCCTAGTAGATCAACTTATCGATGATAATAAGAGATTTGATGTAAGTGTGGGTTTCTTTTCAGTAGATGAATTTAGTTCTGGTATTTTTGATGGTAATAAATATGATGTTATGGCTAAAGTGATAATTCCGGATCACTTGGCCATTCTTAAAGGTGGGGAAAGAGGAGCTTGTAGCTGGGAGGATGGGTGTGGTATCCCGAGGGTAAATAACATGAATGAAATTAATGTTAATGTTTTGAGGAGAGCTAGAACGCCTTCTTTTGAAGGTACTGAGACTATTTCTTGGGCTTCTGTTGATAAGACTTTCGAGGCTTATGTAGCCGGTTATTATAAGCATAGTGGTGCCGAAAAGCCTGAGAATGTCCCGGCAAGGGTTCAAGATGCTCCTGCTGCGATGAAGCAATGGATTGCCAGTAAGACACTGATCGGATCTTCGACTGCTGAAACTATTGATGATTTGATTGCATTTCCGGTAGTTAATCCTAATACCAATAAGCTTAATGCTGGAGCACTGCGTAATGCTATTGCAAGAGCTCCGCAAGCAAATATTCCGGTTGAGACTCAGGAATCGATTCAACGTGTAGCCAGGAATCTTTTGGATAGACACTTTACTAATGTAGAATCCGCTAAG